ACAAGGATTTTCTGAACCTCCTCCTCCACCACCTGCAGAAGTTATAGTGCTAAAAACTGAATTTGCTCCTGCTGAACCTCTTGCTCCTGGTGAGGCAGATGCTCCTCCTCCTGCTCCAACTGTAATTGGATAAGTTTGTGCAGATACTGATAAACCAGCAGTAGTTGGACTTGGATAAGTAGTTCTATAACCTCCTGCTCCTCCTCCACCTGAACCTGATCCATCACCACCACCTGCACCACCAGCAATAACTAAATATTCTACTGTCGTTGAACCACCTGGTTGTCCTACGTTATCAACTACAAAATTTCCATCAGCAGTAAAAATATGTGTTTTAAAATTACCACAGGTTAAAACTGTATTTCCACCTGTTGCACTTATAAATGCAGGTACTGCTGTTGCATCATTACCTGCTGTAGCTGTAATCCAACCTTGTGATGAACCTGAATAAACTAATCTTAATCCACCTCTATTTGTACTCATTAACAAATCTGAACAACCACCTTTAATCTTACTTCCATTTCTTCCAAGTGTAATATTATTTGTTGCCGCTTGTCCAGTTTGATCAACAATAATTAATTCATCACCAGCACTTGGTGAAGCTGGTAAAGTTACTGTAACTGCTGATCCTGTATTAATTAAAAAACCTTTATTAGCTGTAGCTGTGAATGGAGAAGTTTTAACAGTTGTACAAAAAGATAAACCAAAACCTGTAGCTGTTCCATTATTAGTTAATGTTGCACCACAAGGGATTGTTATTGTATCGCCTGATTCTCCTAATTGGATTGATGTGCCAGTTTTAGGAGTGATTTTATTTACTTTTAGTTCACTCATAATTTACCTAATTTTGATATTTGTATCTTAGTATTACCACACCTGATCCACCATTTCCTCCTGCCC